ATGAATACAATGATGGATTATCAACAAGATGGTAGATTACCTAGAGACGTTGCTTTCTATTGGGATTCAGTAGGTTCAATTAACTGTTTTAAAGGTGCTACATCTAAAACAACTAACAATCAATGGACTGCTGGTGCTTTGGCTACATGTTTCAAATCATTAATCAATTACCGTATTCCAGCATCTAGACGTGAAGATTCACCATATACAGCTACATTTGCAGTTGTACAACAAATTTGGTTAGATAATGAAAATAAAGTTATCAAACACAAAGGTGGTGAAGCATTTTTCTATTCACCTAGAATGATATTCCATTTTGGTGGTATATTGACTCACTCAACAGATAAACTAAAAGCTGTTAATAAAGGTAGCGATTATCAATTTGGTGTTGTTACAAGAATAAGATGTGAGAAAAATCAAGTTAACGGTGTTGAACAAAAAGGTATGATTGCCTCAACGCCTCATGGTTACTGGAATCCAAATAAAATTGATGAATACAAAAAACAATACAAAGACTTTTTGGCTAGTCATTTAGATATGGGTTATGGTGATTTCGAAATAGAAACAGAAGAGATAGGGTTAAGTAGAGAAGACATGTCTGCTTAATTATTGTTTAACATTTAAAGTTTTATGCTGTGAATAAAAGACCACCAAAAAATGGCGAAACAGTAAAAAAGATACAAAATACATTATTGGTAGATGGCAACGCTCTTTTTAAAAGGGCGTTTGCTGGTGCCAAAGATGAATACAACCACAAAGGTGAATACATAGGTGGTTTATATTCCTTTTTAACAACTGTAAGGAAATTATTAACTGAAGACTTATACCACAGAGTTTTTATATTCTGGGATGGTAAATTAAGTGGTAGATTACGCTATGATATCTACGAACCATACAAAAGTGCCAGAGGAAAAGACTACAAGAATGGCACATATCCAATAGACGAAGAAGAAATAAGACAACGAGGTCTAATCTGGGAATATCTCAATGATTTATATGTAAGACAATTAATTGATGAAGTTGTTGAAGGTGACGACTTTATAGGATATTATTGTCTAATAAAAAAACCTAATGAAAAAATCACTATTTGTACTAACGATAGGGATATGGCTCAACTTATTGACGATGATGTGAGAATTTATTACATTGATAAGAAAGAATATGTTGACAAATCAAATTTTAATTCGTACTTTCGCTATAAGTTAGAAAACGCATGTTTATATAAAATGTTGATAGGGGATAATTCAGATAGTATAAAAGGGATAAAAGGATTGGGTGAAGACACATTGTTTAATAACTTCCCAGAATTGACTGAAAGAGCAGTATCTCTAGAAGAATTTATAGAATTAGCAAAAGAAAAACAAGCTGAAAGAATAGCACAAAAGAAAAAACCATTAAAAGTATTAGATAATATCATCAATCGTGTGACTGATGGGGTTCAAGGTGAAAGAATTTATGAAATAAATGAAATGTTGATTAACCTAAGAAAACCATTGATGACTGAAGAGTCGATAAATAACCTACATGAGTTAATAGATGGCACTTTAAACGATACTGGTAGAGAAATGAAGAAAATATACGAGTATATGAAAAGAGATGGTTTAAATAAAACAATTGGTGAAGTTAGATACCCAAACTATCTAGTACCATTCAAAGAACTGATTACAAGAGAAAATTTAATTTTTTAATAACTAAATATAAATAAAGATGAGCACAAAAAATGAAAACAACGCTCAGTCAACTAATAGAGTTGAAGAGCAAAGATTCGAGTTTATTCTGTACATTAATGACCACATTATTTGTCAGAGGTATTTTAACATTCGTGATTACAACGAAGATTGTTTAAATTCTTACGAGATAAAAGAATTAATGGACAATATTGCTGGTATGAACAATGATGATTTCGGGAAATTAGGTATTATCCCTAAGTATTTAAAAAACAAATCTATTGACTACATGTGGGATAATTTCAACCCATATTTTATTCAAAAAGAAGAAAGTGGAAAAAATATTTACGATAAAATAGATAATTTCCAATTTGAAATTAAAGTTGACAAAAGAACTGTTGCTAAGAGTGAGTTTTGTGGTAATTTATTCCCACCAAAGGTAAGATACGCTGTAGATGTTAGAGAAATTATACCATCTATCATGAGTGAGATTAGACAATATTTCAGTCAAAAAAATTATACGATGGTTGGTGCTTAATGCCAACCATTCTATATTTATAATAACAAGTTTTTAAAAGTAGAGAAAATAAAGAATGGCAAAAATAGACAAAAATAGTTTAGGGTACCTAGGGCACGATTATCAAACAAGATTAATAGCCCAAATTTTAACGGATAGAAAGTTTGCAAATAATATCATTGATATCATTGACCCAAATTATTTTGAAGATGCTTATTTAAGAGTTATTGCTGCAACTATTAAAGATGCTAAAGCTAAAGATGATGTCATTCCAGATGTAGGTAGTTTAGAGTTTAGACTATTAGAAGATATTTCAGATGAAATACAAAGAAAATATACCATTACTCAACTTAGAAAAATACAAGAAGCTGATTTAAATGATACATTAAAAATACAAGACTTAGCAATGAAGTTTTGTAAAACACAAGAACTTAAAAAAGCAAATGCTGAAATAAGTAAAATAATCAGTAAAGGTAATATCGAAGATTACGAACAATGCGAAACTATTTTAAGAAAAGCACTTGAACGTGGTGATAACAAAGATGATGGTATGGATATTTTTGATAATATCAGTACTGTATTAGATGAAGATTTTAGAAAACCTATTAGAACTGGAATAAAAGGGTTGGATGAAATAATGGATGGTGGATTAGCTAAAGGTGAATTAGCTGTTATATTAGCACCTTTTGGTGTTGGTAAAACAACTATGGTTACCAAATTAGCAAACACTGCCATGAATGATGGAAATAAAGTTTTACAAATATTCTTTGAGGATAACCCAAAAGTTATTCAGAGAAAACATTTAGCGTGTTGGTCTGGATTTGATTTAAATGAATTGGCGGCCCACAAAGGTGAATTAGAAGATATGGCTAGAGATATGTCTAAAGGTAAAGGTTCTTTGAAACTTAAAAAGTTTTCAAGTGATGGAACAACAATACCAGTAATTAGACAATATATCAGAAAGTTGATAGCTCAAGGTTGGAAACCAGATATTGTTTTATTAGATTATATTGATTGTGTTGAACCGTCTAAAAGATATGATGATGCTAACGTTGGTGAGGGTAGCGTTATGAGACAATTTGAAGCTATGTTGGCTGAATTGGATATCGCTGGATGGACTGCAATTCAAGGTAATAGAAGTTCGATAAAAGCTGATGTAGTTGAGGCAGACCAAATGGGTGGTTCAATTAAAAAAGCACAAATCGCACACTTCGTAGTTTCAATTGCAAAAACGTTAGACCAAAAAGAGGCTGGAACTGCTACTATGGCTATTCTAAAATCTAGATTTGGTAAGTCTGGGGTTATTTATGAAAATATCATTTTTGATAATGCTAAAATTCAAATTGATATGGGTCAAAATAACGGTGCAAGAACATATAATGAGCATAAGCAAGATAAAGAAATGGCTGGTCAAAAAAGAGCCGCAGAAGCATTAACAGCGGCACAACAAAGAAATGCAGTTTTAAATGCTCTGTCAGTTCCAAAGGTAGAATAATAACAATTAAAAGAAAAAATAAAAATGTATTTAAAAGATAAAACATTAAATAAAAGGTATTCTATTTTCCCAATCATTCATAATGATTTATGGGAAGATTACAAGAAAGCCGAAGCCCAAACATGGGTTGCTGAAGAACCAGATTTATCAAAAGATAGATTTGATGAACTTAAAGAAGAAGAAAAAATATACTTAAAAAATATATTAGCGTTCTTTGCAATTTCAGATGGTTTGGTTATTGAAAACTTGGCTAACAATTTTCAAAGTGAAGTTGAAATTTTAGAAGCACAATATTTCTATGGTCACCAAACTTTTATCGAACAAGTTCACGCAAATGGTTATTCATTGTTGATTGAAACTTATATCAAAGATTTGATTGAAAGAGAATCTTTATTTAATTCAATGGAATCTAACCCAGCTGTTAGTAAGAAAGCAGCATGGGCTGAGAACTGGATTCATCACCCATCATTTGCTCATAGATTATTAGCATTTGCATGTGTTGAAGGTATTTCATTTGCTAGTGTGTTTGCTGGTGTGTTCTGGTATAGAAGTAGAAATAAGATGCCTGGTCTTGCTGCAATGAATGAGTTGATTTTACGTGATGAAACATTCCACTATGAATTTGCACTTAAATTATATAAAAACTATCTTAAAGATGAATATAAATTATCAAAAGATGAGATTAGAAAAATAGTTTTAGGTTGTTACGAAGTTGAAAAAACATTCATTGAAGAAAGTATGCCAGAAGGGTTACAAGGGTTAACAAAACAAGATATGATTAAGTATGTTCAATATGTTACTGATATTGTTTTGAATGATTTTGGTTGCCAAGTTGAATTTAACGTGAGAAACCCATTAGATTATATGTCTAGAATTGGTTTATCATCTAAAAATAACTTCTTTGAAAAAAGAGAAGGTGAATATACAAGAGTGGAAATACCAACAACTATTGATGGTATGTTTGATGAAGAATTTTAAAAGAATGTAAATTATGAGAATATTAAAAAGAGATAAAACGTCACAAGCGTTTACACCGAATAAAATTTTAACTAGAATTAAAACACAAGCCAAAGGTCTTAAAGTTGATTCAGATACTTTGTTTCAAGAAGTTATTCCGTTGATTAGTGACAATATCACTACAACGGAAATAGATGAGATAATTGCATTCAAAGCAGCAGATAAAGTAATCCAACACCCAGACTATTCATTGTTAGGGGGTAGAATACTTTTATCTAGACAATCAAAATTAATTGGTAAAGAATTACAACCAGTTGATTTAACTTATGATTTCTTTGCTGCAACAACTTTCCTTTCAAAATATTCATTGAAAGATGATAAGAAAACACCAACTGAATTACCATCGTGTATGTATAATCGTGTTTCTGGTTATTTACATGATGATAATGAAGCTGACCGTTTAGAATTGTTAGAAGAAATTATGTCAAAACGTGGAAACTTTGCAACTCCAACTTATACAAACGCTGGTGTTCCAGAGAGAAACGGTATGATTTCATGTAATTTAACGCATTTAGATGAAGATTCATTTGAAGGTATTGAAGAAACACTTACAAAGATAGCAGCTGCATCTAAAGAAGGTTCTGGTATTGGT